TTGACCTCACCCATGCGATCACCCTCACCCATGCGATCACATCGTCGGGCCTCGCCCGGATCAAACGCACGCGACCGCCGTAGGAGACCTCCGTGCGGTCGGGCCAGTCAGGATCATGCCAGACGGTAGAGACGGTGGTGCGGTCGATGGTCACCGACCCGCCCTCCACCGCCTCGAATGTCCGCTTGTCGTTGGTCATTGGTACATACCAGATTGTCACGCCTTCGCGCTCCGATGGATCACGCCGCCGTCGGGCAGCACGATCCGCCATGTCTTGCGGTCAACGGTGATGGGCAGGCCAAAGCGGGCCGCACCGGATCGCGTGATCCGGCCCTTCGTCACGAGCCGCTCGATGGCCGCGAGGTGCTTTTCATCGTACACCACGCCCATCGTCTGGCACGCTTTGTTTGCGGGTAACGGCGTCGCGGACAACTCAAACCAGTCCCACTTGCGCACGACCGAACGCGGGGTCTTGCCGTCCCTCGTGTACCGCTTGGCTTCGTCCGCCGTCGGCGGTCCGTACTCCTTCGCCACGAACCCCACCGAAAGGCCAATGCCCTGGGTGTCTTCGATGATGGTTTCCACCGTGCGGCCTGCATCCGTGCGCGCGATCTTAAACCGAACCTGCCAAGCGGTCTGACTCTTGGCGTTGCTCGGCTCGGGGAAGCGGTTGATATACCGCAGGCTGCCGACCACATCTTCGCTGTTGTATCGGTGGTCCGCGAACAGTTTCATATTCTTCTTGATGTAGGACAGGTCGGCACCGGACGGGACCACTACCTCGTCCTCAAGGTCGATATCGTCGGTGTTGGCCAGCGCGATGTACTCGGGCCTGCCGCCGGGGTTTTCCGCCTTTGTGAAACTTCCGCCAACCATAGATCGGACCCCGATCGGACCTTCCAGGCCCAGGCCCTTCCCGTGCTGGTTCAATCGGTCTATGGCGTTCAGATCGTGGATCATTCATCGTCTCCCGTAGGGTACTGAGCGATCATGGTGCATCGGTCGTTGGGGTGCGCGGGGCTGTGTAACAGGGTGTCGCGGACTACCACGCCGCCAAGAGTTTCACCGGCGACGGCAAACGGTTCGCCCACGGGTCGCGTGCCGCGGGCAGCGATGGCGGTGCAAAGCGGGCAAGCGCCGGGGCTCAGCACCCACTCCAGATTCTTCGCACCGAGGATCTTGAATGTCTCGTATTGGCCCGAGTTCGCGGCGCGGTTCGTTTCGGTCCGCGCGATCATTTCGGCCCGGTACTTCGGCACGCCCTCGATCTCGTCCGCGATCTTGTCGATAGACAGGCCCTGCTCCAGACCCCGCGTGACCGCTTCCTTCGCCATGTCCGAAGTGGTCGCGAAGATATCGTCCGCGAGCTGGATCGTGTAACTGCGCGCGAACTCGATGGCACGCTCGTCCACCACGGAGAACGCATCCTCCAACGCGCCCGCCGCCGTCAACTCGGAGCGGATCGCATACTCGGCCATTTCCCGCACCTGATCCAGCAGCAGTTTTTCGCTCTGCTCGCGGAGCGGTGCAAGGTCGGGCAGTTCGCCACGCCCGTAGGCTTGCACGGCCTCGTCCTGTGCGTCGGTAAGCACATCCTCCATGAGCGCCGCGAGGCCCGGCCCGTATCGCTCAAACATATCGCGGACCAGGCCCACCGGCAGATTGGGCGCTGCCTTGCAGCACTTGCATCCATCCTCATCCTCTGCCCACCAATAACTCTCATGGGAGAGCATGGACTTGGTGAGGCTGACCGGGGTGGGCGTGGCGGCCTTGGTGCCGTCCTCATCGGGCACCGGCACCGGCACCGGAAGGGCCGCCGGGGGCTCGGGGTCCGGGTCGGGCTCTGGCGCGGGCTGGGGCTGGGGCCGTGGTGCCCCACCGAACAGGCCCGCGAACGGGTCGTTCATTTGCGGCGCGGCCGCGCCCAAGGGCTGGCCGTTAAAGAGCAACGAATCCGCCATCGGATCATCCGCCTGGTCGTACCCGAGTTCCGCACGCATCTCGTTGATCGTCAGGCCGCCCGCGCCGGTCAACGAAATCAACCGCGTCTGGTCTGCCAGTTCGTCCTTCGGCACCGGGTCGTCATAAACAAAGCACCATTCATTTGGGTCGAGCCCAAACAGGCGGGCAAGGATCATCTCGGTTTTCTGCGCCGCGTCGTCAATCAGTTTGGCGCGGATCACGCGGCCATGCTGAGCGTCCGCCACGCCCGCACTCGCGTAGGTGCTGGCGTTGGAGTCGGCCATGCTCTCTGGGATGCCGAACGCAAAGCGGATGCGCTTCTCATAGTTCGCCAACTGTTCGAGCGTGCGAAGGTCCTTGGGATTGAAGGCCAGCGGCACCCAGTCCATCTGCCATCCGACAAACGGCTTGCCATCGCGCGCGCCACCCGCGCCCCAATCGTCCAGGCTATCGGCAAGCGTCTTCATTTGCTCGGGCGTGGGCTTGGCGTCGCTGGTCAGTTTGATCATGCTGTCGGGGCGGTTGCCATTTTGCACAAACGCGAGGTCGTGCATGTTTGTCCTCAATATAAGGTCAACCTCGGGGACCACGCCCGCCAACTCGCCCTCGCCCATGAGCGGATTGGTTCGGCTCAGGTTGTTTCTGTAGTGCAGCACATGCTCGGGCGCGATGCTCACCATATCGGTCGAGTCTCGCCCGTAGTTGTAGCCCTCGACCTGGCCTGGTTCGTCCTTGCTCCAGGTTGGCGTGACATACTGGGGGTAGCCGGGCCACGCCCGAAGGCCCTTGTCCTTCGTCACGATCGTGTACCAGTTGCCGGTGATCCCCCGGAAATAGAAGCCCATGCGCTCGAGGATTCCGCCGGGGTAGGCCGCGTTCGGGTTGCGGACAAACTGAAGGGCCGGGTGGTCCATGATTTCTTTCATGTCCGCGCCCGAATCGGCGAACGATTGAACCTTCATGCCCATCGTGCCCCGCGACATGGCCTTCCTCCGTGCGGGCGGGACCGAGCGTTGCGCGAACGGTGACGAACCGACCGACGACCCGACACGGCGGTAGAGGCGAAGCGGCTGGCTTACACAGGCGCCCGCGTTGATCATCGCGCAGGTGTGAACGATCGACTGTGCCCGCTGCATGAGGTCGGCCGCGAGGGGGTCGCGTGCATACTGGCGCGCAAGGGTCTCGGCGCGCAGCACCGTGGCCGATGTGATCTGGTCACTCGTGACAATCCCGAACTGCGCAAGTTGCTTGGTGCCAAAGATAGACCATTCGTTCACTGCCATACCCCCCGGCGATCTTGTCGCCTCACAGGTGCCGCGTATCCGTAGCACGCATCACCGTCGTCCAGGTGCCGCACGGCGTACCGGAGCGCGTCCATTGCGTGATTGTCTTTGTCGTACGGCTCGTCCTTGAGCCGATCTCCGCCGGGCTTCCATTCGTAGGTTTCAAACTCGCGGATCGTGTTCGTGCAGGACGGGTCTACGGTCAGGCGTGGCAGCCCGTCGCCCAGCACCACAAGCCGCTGCTGGATCAGGCCGATGCCAAAGTTCACCGAGCCCGCCCCCTTCTGACATGCCTTCGCGTCGATGCCCTCGCGTCGCATAGATTCGATGAGGTCGGGCGCGGATGAATCGACGATCACCTCGGACTCCCCGGCCATGTCCTTCACCATGCGGATTTTCTCGGCCTGGGTCAACTGCGACTGGTAGACCTCGCGGGTGACCCGCAGCCGGCCGTCGGTATCGACCTCGACCTCCACCACGGTAAAGGGATCTTTGTACCCCTCGTCCACTCCGTAGACCTTGCGTTTCGCAGGCCACGACGAATCGGCCACATGCTTTTCGCGGTCCCACTTGTCGTACACCATGCCATCGGAGCCGACCCACTTGCCCAGCCAATATCGTTCGCGGGCCACCCCGTGCAATGCACGCAACTCGTCAAGGTACTCGGGCGGTAGGTGCCAGTTGGACCACGCCGGGGCCATGATCCGCGCGTGACCCTTCCACGACTGGCCGCCCGGCGACATGCCGAACCGCTGGGCAAGCCAGTGCATCGGGACCGACGGGTTGCAAGCGCCGTACCGCTGGAGGGGCAGGCCGTCCACCTTGAGCCGCACGGCCATCGCAACCTGGACGACGGCGGTTTCACGCATCTCCACCCATTCGTCAAACGCCGCGCCGCTGAGATTCATCGAGGAGCCCCGGCCGGTGCTGCCGCTCTGCCGGCCCACATCGCCCTGGTCCATCCCGTTATAGACGATCTCACCGCCGCCGTGGATCTTGATGGTTTTCATTTGCTGATTGTGCGTGTAGGAGCCTGGTATAAGGATGGGCGGGGCGGGCCCGTTGCCCTCCAGCATCGACCGCAGCGTAGAGGTCCGCAGGTCTACCAGTTTCTGGCGGTACAGACCTTCACGCGCGCCGGGCTTCCTTGCCCGCATCGCAACCTTGACCGCGATCGCATCGGTCTTGCCAGAGCCACGCCCGCCGTCGGTAATGAGCCACGGCGCGTCCGAGTGAACGAACGCGAACTGATGCGGCAGCAGTTTGATTTCCGGCGGTGCGATAGCGACCATCAGGCCGACCCCTTCCAGCCGGGCGGGGGCTTGTCGAGCACGATCTTCTGGGTGATGACATTGACCTCGCCGGAGTGTTCGGTCTTCACCTTGTCGCCAAACTGCTGATTGAACTTGCCCGCCGCCCACTTGAGATTTTCGGTGGCCTGTCGCACCGCGTTGATCTCGATGATGTCGCGGGCTTGCAATGCGTTGTCGGCCATGTCGACGATGCGGTCTGCCATCGCCTCGGCACCATCCTCGCGCGCGCGCGCGTAGGCCGCGCGAAACTTGTCATCCTCCCGCTTCCAGCGAAGGACCGTCTGCGAGTCTGGCATATCGGGGCGGACACAAAGGCGGTTGAGTGTGATGCCAGCGGAAAGCCCGTCGAGGATCTTGGCCTCAACCTCTGGCGTGCGCTTGGATGGGCGTCCGACTTTCGCCATTATTTGATCACCTTGTGGTTCATCGCCTGCGGTTCCGCAAGCGGGTGCGGCCGCCCTGGGTCACGGTCAGTGTCAGATTCATCGTGGGGCTGCCCCCGCTGCTCGTCACCTGGAAGGTCGTGGAGAAGTTATCGCGGACGATTGAGTCGTCGAAGGTCAGGACGATGTTCACCTGCGCGTCGTTCGCAAGGGATATGGGCGTGCCGATCTGCCATTCAGCCGTCAGGCCGGTACCGGGCACGAGGACGAAGGTGTTGATGGTGCCGCCGGTGGTGTTTCGCACCGCGACGGTGAGCGTGGGGACGGCGTTGATGATGCCCGTGACAAGCGTCGGATCATCGACCGAATCGGTGGTGCTTACTTTGACAAGGGTGACGGGCATGGCTATCGGCTCCTCATACGCACGCGGGATCGGTTGGACGCTGCTTCACGCGCCGTGGCCGTGGGTGTGCTGCCTTGGAGGTCCTCGATGGTGTCGAGGAACGCTTGAATCTGCGCGTCTCCGGCCGAGCCGAACAGCACGCGGTACGGATCGGCCTGCGTACCAAGCCCGAACCCGCTGGCTCCGTCAATCCTAAGAAAATAGACGATCGTAAAGCTACTCATGGCAAGATGCTCACATCGCCGTCCATGACGGTCTGAGTTGCGTCGCCGGTAACAACCGCGATATAGGCGTTGACGATATCGGTCAGTTCCTGAGCGGTTATGACCCGCTCGCCTCGATCATAGGACCACGGATTTGACACTTGCCGCATCGGCTTGTTGTCGGATCGTCCAAGCAGGTGGCTTCGTATGCGTGTTCCCGCGATCCGCGCCAGACCCTGCCATCGGTCTATGCCGTCCATCCAGTCCAGATACTCCAGCCCAGCGGCGGTCGCGTCTGATCTCCACTGCGAGGGGCCAAAGCCAAATCCAGCAACCCAATCAGGATTTGTAAGTTGCCCATAGCCATGCGCGACGCAAATGCCAACGCCATCTGACGGCAGCATGGTTGGATCCACAGCCGCTCCACGCGGCTCGGCGCACACATTGACGCCCCTCGCCTGACAGACTCTGCGCATGCACTCGTAGAGACGGCTCCGTGCGTCGCTCACCGTGAGCCCGAACGGATCATCAAATATCATCG